GTACACAACTGATAAGAAAGCTCGGCTTTGCGCCTTATACCTCTGACGTTGCTCCGTAACGTCCCATCTATTGCTTCATCGAAGGTTGACCCCCAATATTGGAGTTCGTCGCTCTCCGTGTAATTTTGGATGGTTAGCGTCTGTGTACCACCCGAATCGGTGATGACTACTATGTCGGTGAGTTTAGCCAATAATATACCCCTTACCTTTAACAGTATCATCCTCTAGGTTGTACTCCAACTGGGTTGGTCGTATCTTTTTACCATTTATGGCTGGATGTATTCCGCTAGAAGCAAGGTTTAAATACTGGAATGGCTTTAGTGTGTTTACTCCAAATATCTCAAAGTCTACTGAAAAAGATTGCTCCATTTGTAGCGCTCTTTTGTATGCGTCAAAAGTGTCATCAAATATATCAGAAACACTTGGTAGGGCAGTAACGTTACCACCACCAGTAGCTCTTGGCTCCCAGTCTGTCGTGCCAGAGTCGTAGTCGAGCGTAGTTAGATTTATAATAGTAGGGGACGTTACGTTAAAGTCTTGAGTTCCTCTTGGGAATATAGTGGATGTTTGACTAGCAACCGCAGTCCCAAACTGGTCTTGAAATGATATTTGCAAAAAGAAATCCTTTACGTTCCTGTTAAAGAACTTCATACCAAAGGATTTTAGGTCAGAACCAGATATATCTGCTTTAGGTGAAAACGTATCAAAAGTTGCCGTGCCATCATAGTTTCTTCTCACGTAAAAAGAATAACCAAGTATTGTTCCTATTAGTGCGCTTTCCGCTATCGCCATTCTTAATGCTTTTCTTTCAACGGCAGTATACGTTGTTATGTATTGCTCCTCAACCCCTATAAATGTTGGAGTTCCTACAGGGTCAACGTCATCAACCTCCACATCAAAAGCAGAGCCTATAATTACCGTTGTAGGTTCATCACCTTGACCATCTAAAAACGCACGAACAACAGACTTTACTGGTGCGTATCTAGTGTCTCCTACCTCATTTATTAAAAAGTCATCTATAGAAAATGTCTCTGAAGCAATTTCTTGTGGTAAAAATACGCTATAACGATAACCAGACTGACCCTTTATTTTTATCTTTCTAGCACGCCAATCATATTCGCACTGCTGTTTAGTGGATATAAAGTAGTCTGTACCAGACCCTACTACTATCTTTATCTTTATTTTATCGTCATTACCTAACTCTCCTATTCTTTCAAATAAGCTATCTTCATTACCTAGCTCGTCAAATATCTCTAATGATACTTTTGATGAGTTCATCTTGAAATCACTAACGCTTTCAACCTCTTCTTGCAGGTCAAAGTCCTGAGACAAAGTTGGCATTTTAGCCATCTTCATGGTGGTAGTAACGTCACTAGCGTCATCTATATCAAACTCTAGTGTAGAGCTAAAAGAGCCGAACTGCCTTGTTACAGAGCCAGTATTTATTGTTATTTTAGACATTAGGCTACTACAACTTGTTGCTGTTGTCTTTTTCTAGCGCCTCTATCTGCGACCTCAGATACCTTCTCCTCATCAAATGTGTTTACTATTGTTATTTCTGCACCACTAAATTCACCACCCCTTGCTGGTAAGAATCCTATGTTTCTATCCATTTGTGTTGCAGTTCCAGTGGATATAATCCCTGAACCTCCAGCAGATTGAGTTGAGGCTCCTGCGCCACCGCCTGCACCACCACCTCCACCACCTCCTAATTGTTTTCCTTGTTTTAAACCTTGGGCTGTAATAGCAGCAATAGAAGCTGCTGCACTCGCCTTAATAATGGGTACTTGAGCTTTTGCCAGACCAGCCATTACTAAATTTCCTTGAGCAGTATATGTTGAGGCAACAGCATTAGCTTGAAATATTCTTTTCTGAGACTCTATAATAACGTCAGATATAGCTCTTGCTTTCTCTAAAGCTAACAACCCTATTGCTATACCTTTATTTTTATCTGCTAACACTTGAGCTAAGTTTAAAAAAGCATTGTTCATACTCTTCTTTATGTTTAATCTAGCATCTTCACCGCTCTTAAACACATCTGTAGCCCTGTCTTGAAAATCTTTTAATTCTTTAAGTCTTCGCTCGTCTTGAGCTTTTATTTCTTCTTGTTCACGCTTGCGTGCTTCGTCTTGTATCTTTAAAACGTCACTTTCCCCAATAATCTTTACCTGAAAGTCATCAACCCCCAAATCCTCAAGAGAAAGAACTTCAGCTAAACCATTTTTCATAAACTCTAGCCTTGTCTGGACTCCTTGAATTCTTGACTCAAGAATGGCTCTTTCTGACTCATCAACCTCCATCTTGTACTTTTCCTGAAGCTCAGATAAAAACTGCTCTAATGACGCTATAGACCCTAATGGTATCTCCGTGTCTTTAATAGCCTCTAACCCAGAAAGCATCTCCTCTATTGATGGGGGTGTTTTATGAAGCTCATCGTTAAAGGCTGTTATTCCTGCGTGCATATCATAGAAGTCATTCGTAGCTTCTTTTCTAGCCTTCTCTATAACCTCATTTCTCTCTGCTTCTGTTAGCTGAGTTTGGATGTATCTTCTTCTAGCGTCAGCGGCAATATTAGCAGCCTCTACTTCTTTTTTGAGCTCTTTAACGTCATCTTTTCTAGATTTTAATACTTGCTTTATAGGCTTTCTAGAGTCTAATAATGATTGCAGTCTTTCGTTTATTGCAAATTGATTTGGTAACCCAAGTCTTGTGAGTATAGCCTCCTGTTCTTTATCTGAAATTGTAGATGAAGATAATCTTCTTTGAGCCTGTTGTAACTCACCTATTTGACTATTCACATCCTGAAGTGAAAGCTCCAATCCTTTAACATCTTGTTCCGCAAAAGCTAGTAGCCTTTTCTTTCTTTTTGCGCCAAACGCATCATCCGTTCTTCCGATGTAATCACTGATAGCCTTATCCCCTCTAGTAATACCATCCGTAAAAGAATCAAGAGCCTTTTCTGCTTCTTTTGCTTCCTTGCCAAATAATTGAGTAGCCAACGTTAGCCCAGTCATAGCTAGGTTAACACCTAGTATAACCCCACCCACACCAGTAAATGATTTTCTAAGAGCTTGTAACGTGGTTACTTGCTCCCCATTCTTTATTGTTCCATCAGCTATTGCTTGATTATATCTTTGTACGTTTTGACGTAGATTGCCAAATAGTTCAGCAGCAAAACCAACGTTGTTACCAATGGCTCGCATACCCGTAGCAAAGTTGAATCGCCCACCAACCATAAACTGAGTAGAATCCTGAACTAAATCACCAAAAGCAAATATAGTTTGGTTAGCTCCAGACATAGTTTTATTAAACCTTCCAGCTTGACCTGTAACATCACCCATTTCTCCAGCAGATTGCTTTAGAGAGTTGCTTAGGTTAATGTTAGTAGACATCATTGTTCTTAATGTCTGCTCAGCTCTAGCAAGAGTATTATTGTACCTTGTAGACTCCTCTTGACTCATCTCAGTGGCAGCGCCATACTCCCTCATTTCAGCTACGCTTCTCTCTAATACGGGTATAAATCTTTTGTGTTGTTCTGCTTTTTCTTTTAAGGTTGCTATATCTGTTTTTTCATCAGTGATAAGTCTCTTTAGAGTATTATCATAGTTTCTAGCCTGAGCATTTGCGCTTTGAACATTAGTGATATTAGCCTTTAATAGATTGTTCCTTTCTTCTATTGAATTGTTACCATCTTCGATAGTAGAGTTAAAATTAACCTGCTTACCAGTGGCTTTCTCTATCTCCTTCTGGGCATTCCTTAGCCCTTTCTCTAATCCTTCATCAATAGCTTTACCGACAATCTTTTCTGATGATGGGTCTAAAACAACTTTGACGGTATATACTATTTCGGGCATCGTTTTTACTCGTTTTTAGGCTTATGGTACGCTTCACGAGCCATCATAGCCTTGGTTATGTCTTCTATGGAACACTCGGCTTCAAGTTCCTTCGCTCGCAATGGATTAAAGTCGGCAAGTACATAACAGTAGTATGTGTATGCACCGCCAACTTCAACCACTAGGTCATTAGGTGCGAGCAAGTCTAATGACTCTAAAGTACTCCGACTCCATTGGAAGGTACTTGTCGCCTGTTCGTAAAAAAATCCCACGCTTCCTCAAGCGTGCCAAGCTCTAAGTCATCCGACTTCCATGTGTCATCGGTAATCTCCTTGTCTAGCTTCATGCTGTGCTGCGCTGTGTACTTACAGTACTTAGCACGAAACTCTTCATCTAAACGCCATGCGTTTATTGCATCAAGGTCTTCCATCGTGTAATCATCAATAGAAATCTTGTCGTTATCCAGCTTCTTATGAAGTTTAGGATGGTTCTCCTTGTACCAGCCCAAGAGCATTTGTCTACGCTCTTCGACTACCTTATCAAAACGAATAGGGGTCGGCTTGACTTCAAACCGAACCCCCATAAATTCGCCAGTTACTTTTGTAATACGTCCCATAAATTGCTCGCTTTATTTTAGGGTTATTATGTGTTAAACTCTACAAACTCATAATCAGTAGAAAGTTGTAGGGTCGGTTCTTTAAACTTGAGTGTGTCATCATCTCCAATCTCTACAGAGACTCTAACATACTCACAAGCAGCAACAAGTGTTTTACTTACGTTTTGAACACCTGTCCCACTAATGTTTGTAGTTGCTTGTACACCAGTAGTTGACCCAGAGTCATCATAACACTGAATCCCGATTACTGGGCTAGTTGCTGAATCTTCAGTTACATTGATACTAAACGTTAACACCTTAGCTGGAAACGGAAAATGTATATCTCTATACATAATTCCTCCAGAACTTGCTGCATCTGTTATAGTTTGCACTCCATCGGTAAAGTCTAGCGTATCAATAGTGTCTGTCCACCCTGCTGCTAAATCAGTAGTAGAACCCTCTTGCCAACCATACAAGGCTAATCCATTCTTACAGTAGGACATCTCAGCTGAGTGCTTGCCATCAGATGAATTATATCCACCTTTGGCTTCACGTGCGCTAGAGAATCGGAAGGACATATTATCTTCAAACCCTTTATTAATTTGAAGTGTGCCTTCCATTTGAAGAATGGAGTCGTCTAATCCATATCCAGTGAACACTAGGTTGGTCTGAGCGTCTGCCCACGTGTACAACTGTGCTTTAGCGGATTGGCTATATACTCCAGTAACGGTGATGTTATAGTTCTTGCTAGTTATTATCTCACGGTTATTTTCAATGACCTGTGTGTTAGGTTCAATGCTAATAACTTGGCGAGACGCTTCAGCCGCACCTTCCTGAACAACAGAAAACAATAACGTTTCTGTGAGGTCAGAAGTATTAACCAAAGCTAGTTTGCTTAGTTGCGTAGGCATGATTCGTTACCAGTTAAAATGTTAGGATTCTTATGCAGGAGCCGTTACAGCGATAGCTACTTCACCATCTACATCAGAAGCCTGAGCAATCAAAACAGTCTCAAGTCTACCGTTATCAAATGCGTTGTGTCCCTGAATATAAGTGGTTGCAGTAGTAATGTCGTGAGAACCTGCCTTACCGTGTAGTCTTAATCTACCTTCAGTTGGAACAGTTCCATCAGTTGAAACAAGAGAACTACCAAGTATAGCTGTAGTAGCTCCAGAACCCCCTACTGCAGTAAAGTTAGTGTCTGTGCTTCTTATTACAATACGACCAGTGTAAGACTCGTATATTTCACGATTGTCTTCTACATTTACCGTATCTGGTTCGAGTCCTACTTCGACTCCTTCTACTGTGATATTCTTAATGTACTCTGGAGTACCTTGTGATGCTCCAGCAGATGTAAGAATCTCAGCGTATTCAAATATTAACTTTGCCATTGTTTTTTGTGTTTAGTTTAGGATATTTGGATTATACTTTCAAAATTGACTACAGTAGATAAGTATCCATCTCTTTCCTCGATACCATCTACTCCAATAACTGTTAACGTCCACAGGTCACTGTTTACGTCTGAAGCCGTTGTCTCGGTTGCCCAATCAAACAGCTGGTCACTAATTTCAAGTGCCCTATCGTATATCGTGTCTTTCAAGCTATGCGAATCGGGCTGTTCAATATATACTAGCGCTTGGAACCTTTGGTTCAATTCGTTAGGTTTTTCGTCATTAAGCCTGTAATCAGTAGTTCCGTTTAATAGTTTGAACACTACTACTTCACGCTTAATGTCTGCACGCTTCCTAATATCGAAATTGTTACCGCTAAACTTCAATACCTTTTCAACGGTTGGTCTCGCATCTGAAGATGAATAGGAACTGAAGCTCGTTACGTACCCACTAAGTATTGCGTTTCTATCCATGTTATATGCTTATTATTTGAGCACCCTGAACAGTAGAGGACTCGTTTAAATATTCTGTTATAAAGCTCTCTATTTTTTGTAGGTTCTCTTGTTGAATGGCGGAGTCCATGTCTTTTTCTTCTGGAGCCCATTGCCTTACTGGCATCTTTGAACGACCACCCCTACCTGTAGATAATCCATATTGATGAGCCTCCATATACGCATCCATCTTGCTATCACCGAACTCAAACTCGAATGAATTATCACCCTGAATAGAGGCATATATATTGTCCATAGCTCCATTGGTCGAGTAGAACTTAAACCTTAAATCAGCAGTGTAGTCTCCACCTTTTCTTCTAGCATGAGAATCGCCCAAGTCCTCCCAAGGCGTGCCATCAGCAGAAAAACCCTGCTCACTAAGGTCTTTTACCGATTGAACAAAAACGTCAGATGTAAATTCTAGTGCATCATTTAAAAATCCACTATCATTTAATTTAGACGCTAAGTCATCTGTTAATATTTGACCTAGTGTTGGCATACTAGTACATACTCATAAATCGGACTCTTGGGGTAGTCTTTGGCTTTGCCAGTAGACCACTGAGCCTTCTAAGGTTAGCGGTAAGGTACTGGTTGTACATATTGTAATATTTACCAGCTTTCGTGAATGAGTAACTATCTCTGTGCGTTGCGTCCTGTGCAAACCACAACTCTAAAAATTTGTATGAAAGCAAGTCAACGAGAAGTTCTTCAGAATCTGCTGCGTGTATAGCGTCTAATAACGCTGTCTCTGTAGCATACGTAGAATCGTTTATGTATTGCCTTAGATTCTCAAGAATATCCGTTTTAAGGAGCTTAATTGCTTTACCTAGTATTAGGTTATCCTTCTCTGATAGATTGAGCACGGTAGTGCCTGTAGTGACGTTAACGCCCTTAAACGTTAGCTCTTCTAGTGCATCAATATTGTTTCTAGTAAGTGTTAAGTCGCTAAACGCCATGAGTATTGTTTTGTGTGTAGTTAAAAAATAGGGGGTGACCCCGAAGAGCCACACCCCAATAATTAGTTACTAGGGCTTACGCCTTAGCTACGTTACCACGAATGTATCGTCCACCTAAGTCTGGTCTGAATACCTTAACTCCGTATAGTACTTCGATAAGGATGTCAGCGCCTGACTTGGTTTCTTCTACAGTCAACGTGTAGTTTACGTTGTTCATTGGCTCGAAACCAGCAGCTCTACGAACGCCTGAACCTGAACCGCTATCCACTGAAGGCATTACAGCAGTTACTAAGGCAAGGGCAGATGGGTCGTAGAAGAACTGCTCACGTCCAGTGTCACCAGAAGCAATATCAACTGGGTTGATAGTATCGTTATTAGCAAGAGCTTTTCGTAATGGCTCTTTAATAGTCAATACAGTTCCAGTTTGAGACTCAACAGTGTAGAAGTCATCGGTACCTTTAGCAGAACCGAAAGTAACGATGTCACCCTCAGCTAGAGATACAGTTGCAGCAGAACCACTACCATTATCAATAGTTAATGCGGTTTGTCCTACAGCTTCTGCGGCTGCAATAACAGCGTCAGTTACTGTAGCAGCAGTGTGGCTAGAACCTTGATTGTCTACGAAGAAGTCGAAACCATACGCACGAGCCATAGCTCCACCTAACTGAATACCAGCATCTCCACGAGTGTTAGCTTGTTGGAAGATGTTTAGGGTAGTCAAGTCTTTTTCTACGAATGGGTCAATAACCATCATTAGGTTATCCGTAGTGAACTTACGAGAAGCCATAATTCTACGAGCTTCTGCAAGGTCATTGTCGTCCATTACAGTAGAGTCAGTGTTGTTGTCAGCGAAAGCTACTTCAAAAGACTTACGAGCTTCTACTTTTACGTCAGCATTGATCTGGTCAATAAGCTGGTGTAGTCTTGGTACAAAGTGCTGTTGTACTAAGTCAGGAAGCGCAAACTTTTGGTCAGCTTTGTCGATGCTGAAACCAGTGTAGTAGTGCTTGTTGATGGTTAACGTCTCTTCACTAGCATCAGGAGTACCTAGAGAGTAGCTACCTGAGTAAGAGGAAGGAGAGCCAGTAGGCTTTACTGCACGAGTGATATTTACAGACTTGTTACGAGATGCAACGAGTCCTTCGATAGATGCGCCAGCTACGTTAGTAACGGCTTTGGATACCATTGGTCGGTCTGGATATTGGTTAGCTAGTGCAACCTCAACAAACGCCTCTGGCTCATAGATGGAAAAATTACTATTAATTGCCATGTCTTTATAAAAGTTAAATTAAATGTTGGATTATATTTAGCTTTTGGGTCGCTGTGACCAGAACATGACAATTAAGGTTTTGCCTAACCATAAAAGATGGATTTACGCTTGTTCAGCCCAACCGCCTGCAGCTCTAGAAGCAGCAAATAGCTCCTCAGCCTTAGCACGATCTGCTGGGTTAGTCGAGCGTACAAGTTTTTGAAACTCTGCTCGGCTAGGTCTTTCACTAGAAGGAGTACCACCAGTTGCTCCTCCTGCGCCCACTTTCTTGGGCTTCGCAAATTGTTTAGCAAACTCTACTAGAGAGTTGGCTATAGATTTTCTGTTTCCTTGTTGGTCTAGGTCAGGCACACCATTTTTAACGGCATAAAACTCACCATTAGACTCTTCAATTTCATATTCATTATAAAACAGTTGCTCGATATAATCAGTCTTTAGTGTTAATTCATTGTCTTGTTGTAAGGCATTGAACGCACCACTAAACTCGCTGTCGATTCTGTTTTGCATTTGAGTCATTTGTAACTGCTCTTTAGCAGACTCAGCTTCTTGCTGATATTGTTGCAATAATTCACGCAACTTTTCAGACTCTCCCTTATCCTCTTGTTTAGGAGTTAGAGTTTGCTGAATGCGTGAAAAAGCATCATCTAACGACTCAACTTGATCCCCCAGTAATTCAGAGAACTTACTAACAACATCTTTTTCAACCTTGTTTTTTCCTTCGTTGTATGCGCCCCGAAAGAACTTGTCTTTGTCGAACTCTGGTTGCTGTTGTGTTTGAGAAGTTGTCTCTTCTGTTGTTGACTCAGGAGCGTCAACGGACTCTATGTTTTCTTCACTCATAATAGTTATAAGTTAGTTATTGCTCGCTATTTAAATCAATACCAAGTTCTGCTTGGCGTTGAAGCTCTTCTTGTGGTAATATATCAATAAGATTTTTAAGATCACCACTAGTTTTTGGAATACCAAATTCATCGAAGTGTTGCATGACGCTCACTATGTCTTCTTGAGGCATGGATCGCTTTCTCATGTATTCCGCAGTTAGTTTCTTGAGTAGTGGTAAAGGCAATACGTGATATTGCATACCCTCTGTAATGTCTGAGAATATTTCGGCAGCACTAGACAAGTCATAGTGTTTAGAGTAGGTGACGTGATAATCCGTTGGGTCTTCGTCACGAACCTTAGCCATTCTTTTCAGTACTTGCATTTCCACCATTTCCATGTCCATAGCCGTAGATGCTAATAGCCCTTGTTCCTCTACATTGTCGAACCTCTTAGCGGAACCAGATACATTACTTTTAACAATGGACTTATCTCGAACCTGAGCCATAGAAAAGATAAGCGACATCAAATCACCAAAAATTACGTCCCTGAGGTGTTGAAGTCCAGACATATCCGCTTGATACAGCATATTGTTGGGTATTTGTTGGTCATCAGGAATAATGATAGCCATACCTACACCCTCTTTAATCGTGCGAGAGTCGTACTGATCATCATCAGCGACACCAGCTAAAGACCGAACAATGGAATCGGTAAGCACAGGAATAGGGTGACCGAACAACTCAGAACCTTTCTTTAGGTCATAGAACAACTCTGAGGCTGCAAGGTACATACCCTTTAACGAATATCTACGAGGTTTGCCCACAATGAACGAACTGTTAGCATCGGTTTGACCTTTTAACAGGGTAGCTGGAACTTCACCAAACGGATTAGGTATCTCTAATGTCTTTTTCTTGAGTCCGTTTTCTTCTATATACACACAAATGTATTCAGGAGTATATGCCGTCCACTTATGCTTCTTAACATTTTGTATGTCATAATACATTTGACGAGTTACAAGCAGTGTTAGTATGCCTTGTTTTACTTCAAAGTTCCATATCTCGTGCGGTCTAACCACAAAGTTATAAGGAACAACATTACCATTATTGTCGGTTACAGGGCTGCCGTCACCATCCATCATTAGATCCGTAACAACCGCACCAAAACCTAACACTTCTTTTACGAATAGAACCTTGTCTCTATAGAACTCAGTAATGGAACAACCAGCATCATCAAAGTTGGATTCTTTGTACATCCAAAACTCTTTGTTCTCAGGGTAATTTCTATTAACGTTGTTTTCGTCATATATCCGCTGTTGAGCTGAGAAGAATTTTTGCTCCAAAGGAAACAGTTTCATTCTCCCAAGTCGCTCCCTGTATTCGTCATCACTCTCTATGGTAGACTGAGCAATGATATAGGACTTATCAGAGAATACGGTACTAGATATAGCTGTGTATTCATCGTACTCCGCCTGAAACCAACTATTCATGATTTTAGCCCTGTCTAACACCACGCTATAGTATGGGTGACGACTTTCTTTCATTACGATGTCTTCCACGACATCTTTTGGCACAGAGTAGAGTTTAGATGAATCAATCATAATTATTTCATTAAGTCCATTAACAAGTTAACTAACGTACCTGAACCTAATCCAGCTCCAGTAGCCCAAGCAACTATTTTTTGCTTGAATTTTACAAGTTCTTCAATTTGTCTCTCGTTATTTTCGACTTTGAATACGAGACCTTCCTTGTTGAATTCGTTGCCTAACAGTGCTTCTTTCATATCTTGAATGTCTTTGGTTATTAACTCAATGACAGAATGTAACTGTTTTACTTCAAATTTTAAATCTTTATTGAGCTGTTCTTGTGTAATTGCCATTAGATGATTACCATTTTTTGCATGACCAGTAACGTGCGCTAAATTTATCTTTTGCTGTGGAGCAACGATGTCTAGCTCGGAACGACTTCCTGCGAGCAGGTTCGTTTTTTCGTATGGGCATATTGGGATCACCGTAATGGACAATCTTTATCTTGTCGCCTTTCTTAGCTAAAACTACAAATTTTTTATCATCCCTCCAACTATTGCGAGGCTTGTTGAAGCCAGAAAAGGTATTACCCCTATATTTGATACGACCACCGCTAAGTCTAGTTACTCCTTTCATGGTGACAAAATACTTACTATTTCTGTTTTGATTCAATACTAAAGTAAAGTATTGAATTTTACATAATTCAGCCATAAGTTTGACTCAATTACTAATAATACTGACGAATTAAATGGCAAGAGTACCGACCAACGCAATATTATACAGCCGAGTAAAGTCTGAGGCTAAAAAAAAGTTCAAAGTATACCCTAGCGCATACGCTTCTGCATGGATTTCTCGTGAATACAAGAGTAGAGGCGGAAAATATAAAGGTTCAGAGCCTAGACAACTTAAAAAGGCTATTAAACGTATACAGGACTAGCGAAGTACATACATTGGAGCATTATTACCTCGCTCATTACGCCAAATAGCGTAATCTGTCGCATCCGACATATGTCCCCTATCTCCATTGTCTATTTTTAGCCCTTTATCGTTCACAATGGAATACATATAGTCCTTTATAACGTTATCGCACCTCGTATTGACCAATAAACGCCTTTCTCCGTTCTTACCAGCAAAAATAACGTTATTTACCTTGTCCACACGCACTTTTCGCTTCGGATTTTGGATGTCTAGCTCGTTTTTATACGAAATGTCGTGTTCATCGAACACTTCTCGCACGTAATCCCAGTCATTTTTGCCTACACGACCATAATTACCACTTTTTTGGTTGGAAGTGTTGTCTCCAGCCAATAAAACCTTAGAAATACCCCATTTATTGAGTAATTCTACCGCTTTTAGAGCCTGTTCAGTAGTTAACGCTTCTCTGGAGAAGATTTCATCGAAAATAACATATTTTTTAAGACCGTTACGAGACTTTTTAACTTGGAGAAAAGCCCAACAATGAGGAGACCTGTTGAAATCAGCACAAAGCCAGACAGGATAGCTAGGGTCGTAATCAAGAGCCGTAAGATTGCCATCAGGGTAGTGGTTATAGCCGTCAAAGTGTTTATAAGCCTTTCTAGTCGGGTCATCTGTTTCCTCGCTCATTTCATATCCCAATTTATACGACAGAAAGTCCATCGCTTCTTCTTGGAACAAACGTTGTTTACTGTGGTTGGTTTCCCATAGGGGTATTTCCCAAATCTTATCAGGTTCTCTCATATACTTAATATAGACATAAACGCACTCTCAGAATCAACAAAAAAAATGGGGACACCCATTTCGGCACCCTCCTCTACTATAGATAATGCACCTGAACGGTGTTCGTGTAATGTTTTAAGGTCGTAAGTGAGTATGCCCCATCCATTTTTAATGCAATCATCGAATAAAGGGTCAAACTTCTTAGAAGAGGCTCCTTTCTGAATTATTTCCCAAGACTGTTTCATGACTTTAGCGTCAAGCATACGCACAAAAGAGTTAATGTTATTCTTAACTGAGTTTACTTGTTTTTGTTCAACATCCGTTGTGAATCTAGCGTATATCACTACTTTAGGTTGTTCCATTCTTCTACCTTGTATCCAGTCTTATCTTCCTTTACCGATATTTGCAGTACGTTAAAGATGCCCGACTTCATAAGCCGACTATTCGCATCATTAGGATGATAAGGCGTACACACGCTCAAAACAATACCTTTATCGTGAACACGTTTAATCCATGTGTTTGATACTTTGTTCCATACGGTTTCCCTACGAGCCGTAGATATTCTATCTTCGTCATTGCACACGTCATCAAGGATCAGTACACCAGCTCGCTGTCCTGTGGTTTGGGTCAGTACTGCATACGCCTCATAAGTGGGGTTACCAGTACGGTTACGACTTTTTACAATTATGCGTTGAGTCGAACCTGTATCGGTGCGGTCAAACTCAACAGGATTGAAGTTGTGTTCCTTACACCAGTAGCGGTACATATCACTCATGAATAGCGCACGCAAAGACAATATCCTTTTCGTAGAGATACCACCATCCGCAGATACAATCAACGTTTCTAACTCGTGTTTTCTCGTGGTCATGTATGCGCTCAAGCCAATGGGAACTTGTTGGGACTTTCCTGTGTTATAGGGCGCACGAATCAATCCATTCAAACGAGCGTTTTTAGATAAGGCTTGTTGTTCCCACTCATAAATGCCTTGCTGCATCGTTAAATGAATCTGGGCTTGCGTTACCTTGTTTCCATCTTGATCTGCTAGACAATTCTCAATAAAAGAGTTCCTGAGTTCTAATGAATCGGCAGGTGGCTCGTGGCCTACTACATTAACCAGTAAATCAGACCAATTACTTTTCTGGGGCATACGCTCGTTTGCACAGGGGGCATTGCGCCTCACACTTTCTGCCATGAGAAACAACACCCAAACATTTAAAGGGTTTTGTTTTGTTCCAAAACTTCAGGTGTTTCACAAAGAAGTTCGTTTTAAATATAGGAAACTTAAACTTTATAGGCATATACCTCCTCCTTTATCTCCATCAAGTCCTCCTTAGGCATATACAAGAAAATGTCTTTTCTACCGTTTCTACCCAACAGCTTATAAACAATACTACTGAATCCATACTTCTTGTGAAGACCGTTGCCCCTTAATACACCTTTCTTATTATCAATGAATTTCAACATCTTCTTTTGTACGTATCTATACAGCGTATTGTTGTCCACCACTACAAACTCATCATAAAACTGAAAGGCTAGTTTATCCGCGCCACGAGGGCTGCACCATCCAGACTTACCCTGAACGTTTCTAAGCTCCACAAGGACATACCCTTTCTTGTGACACCCCTTAAGCCCCTTAACATCATAAGTCACGTCTCCCACACGAACATCAATATGATTATAGTCATCTTGCTTCGTGCCTTTAACCGCTCCAGCCAATTCACAGAACAAGTCCTCCGATTTCTTGCCATGAGCGTACTGTCTATCTTGTATGTGTTTATACGACTTCATAATCCGCTTCTATCGCCTCCATTCTTTGCGCAAACTCTCTAAGCTGATCCAGATTAAGGAAGTCTTGTAGAACTTGCAGGGTTTGTTCTCGCACCTTGTTTTTATACTCTATAATAATGGTAGGCTCATTGCTCAGTTCCTTACGCACGTCATGCAGATCCTTCATGATTTTACTCAAGTCCTTCGGATGAATCGCATCCAAATCTGGGTGTTCCTCCAATAGCGTAGTAATCTTCATGAGCATGAACTCTACTTTAGCCGACATCTTTTCTTTGCGTTGTTCCAGCGTTCCCAAGTCAGAAAGAACGTCCCTGTACTTGTTAATCTCTGTCAACGTTTTATTATCAAAATCAGGCTTGTTCTCCCTTAAAATGATCTGGTCATCAAGTTCAGAACGCTCCGCTTTCCAGTTGTAAATGGTTTGTCTGGACACACCCCATTTTTGAGCCACTTTTGACACATTGCCAATGACACTAATATCT